CTGGATCGGTCACCACCGGGCTCTCGCCTGGCTGCACGAAACTGACGAGCTGCGCCTTCTGTGGAAGAGGAATTGATGCTCCCGTGAACATTGGTCCACCATTAGCAACTCCATTAGGAATAGAAATCAAGGTGTCATTATTTTCAGAAATGATCTGTGGAGTCTCGAACTCCACATCATAGTCTACCCACCATTCACCTTGTACAGCTCCGCCAAAGCCGTCAGCAGCAATCCATAGGTTCCCAACGTTAAATAACTTGAGATCCTGGTTTGCTGCAGGCGGTCTTCCTAGGCAGAACTTATTCCTGACCTTTTGGAGATCAGATATATCACACTTGAGCACAAATGGCTGCCAGACAGGCGCCCGACATGCCCCTTTGTAGGATAGCATGGCTTGCTTAGAGGTTGGCGCATCATCGCCAGCATCAAAGTCAACTGCCATGTACACTGCACCGGGCACTGTCGCAGGAGACATGGTCTCAAACCGAAAGTGGAGTTTTGTGAAACGGTACGTTTCAAATCTCGACGCGATTGGTGAGAGCCATGGGAAGATCTCCTCATTGGCTGGATTGATGGGGATAGGCACCCCTGAGTTGACGAGTACGAACGCTCCTGTTGGGAGTGTATACCCGCCAAAGAACTCAGAGTGCTGAACCCTCATTCCTTTGCTTGTCATGGTCATCTTTGGCTGATTAGGGACTGTAATGATTGCCCCTTTCGCCATTGGTGCTCGTGTTCTCTTTATTTTAGACATCCCATTAGAGGACAACCCCTTGATGTTCCTCTTTTGGCCTTTTGCCTGCTTCTTCTTCATGGAAATACGTGTGGACATGTATTGGATACCTCTCTCCACCGAGAGGGACTGTACATCACACTGCAACCACTTCCAGCGTCTGAGCCACCACCTACCGTGGTGCTGCCGCCTTCCACACCTCCACCGTGCCTGTGCATCGCCTTGTTCCTCTTCTTGAGGGGCTTCGCAGATCATCCGGTGGAGATGCTTAAGTGGGGGAGCCGTGCAGTCTCTTGGCATTCTTGATAGCTCAGGAGACCTGATTTGGTCCATTATGCAGTGCAACCCAATGTTTCCAACCTCACGCGTGCAAGTTTGCTCCCCGCCTTCTCAGGTGGGTCGCAGCATTCTCAAACCTAACAATAGGCCTGATTTCCCTCAATGGGGGACAGGGAGGTATCGCGGGTGTAACCAGTTCACAAAAGAAGAGCTCTTCAATTTTGCTCATCTCAAGTGGCCGGAACCCATTACTGATTGGCTGCATTAATTTGCCATTCAGTTTCGCCTTCTTTTCCTCTTGCACCACGAGGGTGGTGCGGGCCCTATCCATGCTCATTGCACGCATGTACCATTCATCACAGATCTGGGAGAATGAGATCCCTGATCCGTCTGACCACTCCGCCGTGACCAGACCAGGTTTTGGTTTTCCTCCAATAGGAACTAACCGCCAATTTGCAAGGAATGTCTTATCACCACCTGTAAGAAACTCAAGAGATGTACCAAACCATGGTTCATCTCCAGACTGAGTCTCTGGAGGGTAGTGCTGAAGACGGATCCGAGCATCATGAACAAGCTTCTCTGCTTCAAATAGAGCAGGCTTGCCGATGAGGCGATAAAGAACCTCCTGAGGGTTCACCATGAACCAGCGAGCCCACTGCCGCTGTTCCCTGGTCACTTGGAACTTATCACTATACTGCCGTGACACGCCGTATCCACCAAGCCAGACTGGCATAAACCAGTTAGGCCGGTGGGCGCGTCCTTGCCACCCGCAGTCTCCCTTCCACCTGGCGAAAGCCAGCGGGAGTAGTGGTTTGCCCCATGGTGCACTTGCGAGCATTGAATTCAGCTCGCGGCCGAGTGTTTCCGGTGTCAGACGTCTACAAGAATGCGTCACAGGGTCCCACAAGTAGTCTTTGTCAAACTTGTGTTGAACCGTTCCCGAACCATAAATCAGCCACTGGTTAAGGTAGCCAATTCTCCTGATTCCTCCTCTGGGAAGGATTCTGTAGACCTGTGAGTTGATCTGAACCATATCCTTAGACTTGTAGTTCTTGCCCACTGAGAGCTTGAAGCCAACGGCCTCGACGTGCTGGACCCAAAGGTTGTATAGACCCCCGGGATCAGCAAAGAGTATGTCATCACCGTTCACGATGCATGTCCGATAGACCATCCGCCCAATGGACCTTAACAGGTCCACACGCGCCAATGATTTTCTCTTGAAGACTCTGAACTCCCAAAGAAGTTCATGCATCCGGTGACTAAACCTCATCTGTCTAGCCCTGCTCCTGTTTTCCTGCCACCACCGATCGCAGGCTGCTTTGGACTGCCTAAGAGGCTCCCTAATCTCCATATTCACCCACATTTCGCATGCTCCTTTCAGGCATGCCTTGTTGATGATACAGAGAAGAGGGAAACTCAGAGGATGTCCCATAAGCTGCCCGTTATTCTGCTTGCAGACAAGCTTCACCGAAAAGACTTTAGCCCAATCCTTCTCGGACCTTTGGAATGTGAGATGTTCGATTGAACAGCTCTCCAAGGCCCCAGGATAGTTCTTTGTCACTAGGTAAAGTAACCTCTGCCAAGCGGGATTCCTTTGTAGCTCGAAAACGCTCAAATCTCCACCAGTTGGATTCACATAATGGTTTTCCCTCCTCCAGGGTGTCGGACAAATGTCAGACCCCCTCCGGAACTCAGGGTTTTCCACTTCTGTGAAGCCATATGGTGTCGAGAGCAAGTCCCCATCTTCAGTACGGTCGAAGACTGGATACTCGATGAATGCTTGGTTGAAACTGAAAGCAGCAAGTTCGGAGTCCGACAGATAAGGCAACACTGCCTCCAGAGACGCTAGTGAAATGTCTCTATGCAGTGTGTCTGTCGCACTCTCGTAATCGCCGCTCACGAATTCCAAAGATTCTGTGGAAGCCAGCAATCGGGCTTCATACACGAGATTCTGTACTAGATCAGCTACTGACTGGTTCATTGTGTTCGCTGAATTCTGTTTCCATGCGGAAATCAGTTGACCCTGGCTGGGCTGGAGTGCTGTGGCAAGGTGGCCGTCCATTTTGGTGATCATCCGGAACTTGGATGCCTCGGGTATACTCACTACCTGCATTCGCAGGGTTTGTAAGTTAACCTCTGGCCTCCAATTGTTCTGACCTTGATCCCAATGGTTACCGGCCGCCTTTCGCTTCTCTGCCTCCCGCAGATCAGCGTGCCGCGACTCCATCACCTTCCTGACGCAATACTCATAGCTTCTTTGCCGCCATTCCTCTAATGGCAGAAGCCGTCTCTCTTGTTCCACCCACCGTGGGGTAAGTGGCTCCCAATTGGGCCCTTGAGACGCAAAGGCATCCTTGACTTGAATGTTGAGAGGAGAAATAAGCTTTGCAGTGCCACCGCTTTCGCGGCCGACCTGATTGCATCCTGCTCCAGTGGGCATAAACTTTGTGCCCAGGAGAGGAGTTCTCTTCCCTAATTCTTGTCTCGCCACCTTCCGAATCAGCCCGATCATATAATCACTAGTCACGTGTGATTCCTTTGGACATAGGAGACTCATGTGTTTGGAGAAAGCTTGTTGTTGCTTTTCCAGACCCAGAGTTGGCCATTTGTCCTTGGACTCATACAGACTGGAGATCAATGATCTCGCTTTTTCAGCGGATGCACCCTCACGGTGCAACCCGTTGAATAGGTAGGTAGCAAGGAAACCCCTATAGAGTGGTTCTTCAGAAGTCTTGGCAGGTCTTGGAGGGCTTGGCTCAGTGTCGTGGAACGCTTGCTGCTTCAACAGCGTATGCGTCCACTTCACCAAGCCTTGCTCTTCCTGCATCGGCCCCTGGATTCGCGTCAGTAGAGATAAAATATGCTCAACTGATGCTCGCAACCTCGATAATGGCTTGCCCCTCAGAATGGTATCCGAAAGGATTGCTGTGACGAATGGCGTCAGAATCGTAGTTGTGATCGTTAGGATGTCCTCGTGAATTGGCAGTAGGCCGCGCTTGTTGCGTGGCCAGCTGATCACGAGGAGATCCGAGATGAGATCTGGTATAGACTTCTTCCCAAGTCCACTCTTCGACGTCGTGATGAACAACGTCGACCTCATCCCAGTACTAGGTGTGTACCAACACCCCCCACAGTCTGGGCCCGACTTCGTGTCGGAACACGGGACCGCAGATTTTTGCTTCTTGTCTTTCTTTGTCACTGGCTTGTGCGATTGCACGAAAGCTGGTAACAGCAGTATAGACTTGAACATTATGAA